CCCTTAGATAAATTGTATAAAACTTTTCCAAGTTTATTTATACTAAACTCAATATCTCTCAACTTAGACTTAGGTCTTTCACTACCTAATGCAATCATTCTTTCTGTAGCTCTCATTGTCTCTGGAGCTTTTTCGGCAAAGCCATGCATCATTTCTGGAAGACCAAATATAAAATCAATATAAAATTCAGACTGCTGTATTAATCTGTAAAACTCTCCGGATAATGGTTGTGGAGCTGGATAATGAGGTTCCCCCTGTGAGGAATCCACTTCAATAACCGCATTAGGATTTGCCCAATCTTTTTCTAACTGATCTATATCATCTACACTTCCAAGAGGAACTAATAATTTTAAACCTGCGGATGCTTGAGCATGGGACAAAGCAAGTGACCAAAGTTTATTTAAAAGTCTCTGCATAGGTCTTGCTCTAGATACATCGCTCTTTGGGTAAGGTGTACCAGTCCATATGTTAGGGAGCGGAACAATAGGGTACTGGTCTGTATTTAAAATTTGCTCATACAACACAACCTCACCCATAGAGGCACATACTTTAATTCTTGTTTGAAACACCTCAATAGATGTAAAAGCACCAATTTCAAAAGCCTCTACATTCTCTTGATAAAAAGAAGAATACTCTTCCTGTGAAAGAATATCTTCTTCTTGTGTTTGCATATTAATAATTCTATAATAAGGAACTTTTGTTTTATAAAACCTTTCCAATACCTGATACTTCTTTACCTCGTAGTAATCTTTATCTTTCACTTCTGCTGGGGTAAACACAGTCATAGAATTTTTATTTTGAGAAGATGGATAGTCTTCTTCATCATAAGTAAATCCAGTTATATCACGAATTAAACCGGGAACCTTTTCCCCTGTTAATGGATCAACTCTGTCTGCTAATTCAGGGTAGAGGTTGATGGCTTGCTCACCTGTTAGAATGGTAGAAAGGATAATACCATCCGCATCAGTGAACCAACGATCCCTAGAGCTAGGGGATGCATAAACTCTAAAAGGATCAACATAAGTAAACTTAACATCACCTCTACCAAAATCAGATTCTGAATCTATATATCCATATAGATATCCCATTCCTGTTGTTGCATAATCTTGTATTGCCTGTTTTATCTGCCAGTCCCCATCTGAGTTTTGCCAGACATAACCCATGATAGTTCTCCATAAAGAAGCTACTTGAACATCAGAGTCTTCTCTTGGGGTAATGGTAAATGCTGGAGGTCTGGAAGTTAAAACTGCTTTAAATTTTTCAATAGCAGCAGAAACACGATCCATAGGTATGTCTGCCTGATTTCTTTGAGATAGTTCATCTGACTCATCTACTGTAAAATGATTTCCAAGAAAGAAGTCAATGTCTTTTCTAGCTTCTGTATCCCAATCAGACCTAGCATCTCTCCACTCCCTGTAGAGCTCTTCGTTATATACCGCTCTTTTATCCTTTTCCATATTACCTCGGCATATAAGGCATTGGAGTAAACAATTCAGACATTTTTCTGTCACCAATCATTCTATCTGGAAATACATTTTCTTCCATAGCCCCACTAGACTCAATAGGAACTCCCTCATTTAAAATACCTCGTAACTTCATAAGTTCTAAAGTTTTTAAAGCTTTATTTACTATGTCTTGATTAATACTTTGATTTAAGGCATTGGCTTGATTTCTAACTATTCCTAAAGTTTGACCCTCGTATATAGAAGGATTTTGCATCCTCATGTCAATCTGTAATGGATCATCACTATTCATTGCCTGCCCACCTTCTTGATACCCCATCATCTTCTTCTTCTTAGCCATGCCACCATATCGCATACCCATTAATGAATCTTCTACCATGCCACCATCTTTAAATCCAAGTAAACCCCTAAGTCCTTTTTTCTTTTTTGGTGCTAAGTATTCTTCTATCATAGCTACAGGAATAGAGTCTTGTGGAGATATATTCATTTTTTCAGCGGCATCCATAAATGTCATAGACCTAAGAGCTTCTAACTGGTCAGCGTTGGCTTCTCCAGCATAATATCTTAAGCCGCTACCTTCACCAACTTGTTCAGCAGGTATAGACAAAACTCTTTTCATATTATACATACCATTATCCATATCTAGATTTGCTTTATCAAAATTTGCTCCTATTCCACGAAAAACATTACTAGCAACCATGCCACCATCTTGCATATAACCCATACGATTTCGCACCATCTCTGGCAACTTCCCTAAACCGGGGTTGTCTTCTGGCACTGCTTTTAACTGCCCACCTTCCTCCATCATCATCATCTTATCTTTAACCATACCACCATGACCATAAGACATCATGTTCTTATTCTTTACTTGCCCACCATGACCGTATTTTACAACACCACCCATTTGCATCGGAGTAGAACCTGCTTTTACCACACCACCACCATACATCATTTTCATATTAGAAAGTGTTGCCATGTTTATAAGGTTGTCAATAGCAGAATGACCACCTTCCTTTGGCATATTATTAATTTTATTTAGCATGGGAACTCCTATCATATCCACTGCTTCCTTGCGAATTACAAACTCACCGGGAGTTAATTTTGCTTTTACTGTATCTGTTGTTCCGGGCATTAGTCTCTTACCTCAAAGTGGGGAAAATCATCAAAGCGATTGTCCATTACGTGAAAATCCATGTCCCAATCTCCTCCCCATCTTAACTTAATGCCCATGCCCCTAGCAATACCGATGACGAAACCAGCAAAGAGAGTCTGTCTCTCTCTATCCTCCCAATCCACAGGATAAGGGGTAACGTCAACGGCTTTAGAAGGAGAAGAATTGTGGCGACCATTAGGATACTTAACCTTAGTGCGACCTTCTTCATATAATTTATTTTGCCTTTCTTTACTACGATGACCTTCCAAAATAGAACAGTCAACGTGTTTGATTACTTCATTAAACACATCTTGCAACCTTTTATCGCAGGTTGACAATCGTTGTTTTGATCTTTTAGAATATCTTGGCATAGATGTATTTAGCTATTATAGTTTACAAATAAATAAAGTTTTATGCAATATCAAACCCTCGCACCAGTAATCCAACTGTACGCTCTTTTCCTCACTTTCTTAAAAGTTGGTTCTTGAGATTCGGATAAAGTTTTTTGAGATGTTCTCGTACTCTTAGGTGCTTTTGCAAAATAGTCTGCATAGTACAATGCATCCATAACATCATCATGTCTAGGCTTTGGATGTTCAAAGAATTCATCTACCAGTTCTGTCATTTCTCTTTGTATGTATAATTTTTTAGAATTGACAATCGTTCCAAGACTTGTCTCCAACCTGTCTTGCTTTTTAATTCTAGCTGGAGGTTTAACTCCTTTAAAAATACCCGGAAGAAGTCTTTTTTCCTTAGCGGATAGTCGTGTAACCATATCCCGAACCATCTCCTGTGCCGCAACCGTTTCAATAGTGACTCTCCGTACTGGATGGTATTTGTTTGCAAGGCGAATAATTTCATTAGGAACATCAAACGTAGGGATTCTTTCTCTAAAGTATTCCAATACATAACGATTGTTACTCGAGTCGATACCCATAACGAGTATAACTTGGTAATCGGATGTCTCCGAAGCTGTCGCAGCAAGGTCAACACCGATGTAAACATTGATTGGGATTGCATCTTCACCATCAAGAATGTAGTTAAACTTACCTTTAGATTCAATCTTTCCACTGTAGTACTGTAATCTGTCTATTTTAAAAGATGCATTAGAAGAATCTCTTGCATCATTCATATACTCTTGAGCAAATTTATTTACCAAACCAGCTTCAATGAACTCTCGTTTCTTAGAGGCTAATTTCTTTAAGGAGAATTGTTCTTTCCAAATAGACTTTCCATTTTCAATAGCTCTATGAAAGACGACACTCCAAGGATATTCCCTGCCTTCCTCTTCTGCCTTTTTACTTCCATCAACCACTTGCTGTAAAAAGCTATCAAAGTGAACAATGGTTCCCGAAAGCCATATCCAACCTTCCCTTCCCGGTGTTTCTTCTAGTGCTGGATATACAGTAGAAACAATCCACTTCTTAATGTCGGCTCTTCTCTCTGGTGTTTTTGTATTTAATTCTGATTCAAAGTCATCAAGGATAATACCAGTGTATCGCACATCTACTTCAGCCCTACCTCTAAGTCTTTGTGAAGTACCCTTTGCAATAAGTCTATCCCCTTTCGGGGTAACAATATCTTTTTCTGTCCATCTTTTCCCTACGGAACTACCATCAAGGTTGCCAAAGTAGTACCGAAGTCTTTTGTTCATTTCAAAATGGTTTCTCAAATACTTGAGGTGGTCAATGGATTGACTCTGTTCTTCCGATACCCATGCAATAAAGTGCTGTTCATCTTCTTTAGCAAAAACTAACTTATGCATGATTGCTGTTTTAGAAAGAATAGACTTACCAAATCCTCTAGGCATAATAATACAAGACCTACTACCGGGTTTTGATGTAATCAGCTTTTCGGCTACATCAAAATGAAAGGAAGGGGATGCTGACTTTTTAAGGTAGTCATTTGGTAAGAAAGCTCTTCCAAAGTAAATAAGGTTCTTATACGAGTTAGCAAGAACCATATCTCTTTTCTTCATTTCATCTGGAGGGGGTATGATATTAAAATTATCCATCTACTTCTGCTAACTCTTTAGGTGGTTTTGGAAGGATTCCTTTTTCAAAAGCTTTTAATTTTTCACTGGTAAATCCAGTAAACTCTTGTATTAATGCTACAGAATCCACTTTCTTTTCTGTATTTAACATACCAGATATTTTCATTAAGGTTTCAATAGCTCTTAGCTTATCATTGTCCTTAGCCTCACCTTTGTCTACTATGTCTTTTGTGCTTTCTAGTAAATATCGTTTTGTAATACCAACATCAGACATAATACTTTCTATTTCTTTATCCACTTGTTGCCTCACTGTTTTATTTCTTAAAAGTAGTTTAGATTTTATTTCTGCATAATTTTTGCTATGAGTAGTAGGGTATGCTTTTATGTAAGCCTCTGTAGGTTCCATACCCTCTGCAATATACTTAGCGAATATCTTTTTTGCTACTGTAAGGTTTTTAGCCTTTACAGACAAGTCTGTTGAATTTTTTGTACTAAATCTATAAATATATGTTTTTATCGTACCCTTTAACCTGCTAGTTTTTGTTAAAGTAAACATACCTATTGCTGTTCTGATATAAGGAACAGGTTTTTTCTTTTTAGATATGAGAGAGTCTTTCTTTAATATCTGAATAATCTTACCATCATCGGAAACACACCAGTCTCCTTCGTCTGCTTTTCTCCATTCTTTTATCAAAGGAGTAGTAGGGTGAGCTGTACGAAACTCTACTTCTGATTCATAGGCGTAATGCTTTACCCCTTTTATCTTTCGACTTAATGCCAAAGTTAATTTGGTATCTGATTTGTTTCTATATCAATAAAGTCTACAATTTCAAGTTCTGGCATATTCTTAACTCTGTATAGAAGTTCTGCCAATAAACCTATTTCTTTGGATGTGGGGTTGATAACGTCTGTAATGTTTAAGTCTTGAGATATTTCCTTACATCGCTCAATATTCTCATATACATCACCTATTTCAAAATCCCCTAATCTAGCTTTATGATATAATGTTACTCTATTATCCATATTTTAATTTAATAAAACTTGACATATAAGTGTTATATAAATATATTTAGTTATTATTATTTAGTTTGCGGTTGGTTTATGTAGTAGTACTATAGTACTATAGTATATATAGTAATTATAGTATATATAGTATTGTTATATATATATAATATATATATATTATATATAATATAGTATATATAGTATAGTAGTATATATAGTACCGCCCCCCACAAAGTAGCAAACAAACCAAGTAAACTTTCCAAAAATTCTAAAAAAAAATATTAGTATGTGTCTTTATCTTTTATTTTGTCACACCACCCCCCTATTCTGTTTCTAGGTTAGAAAAATTACGTTAAGATTTT